GTTGACAAGGTATACTATTGTGTGCTATTATTGCAACATCAGGTAGCCTAATGTGTATTGTTAAGCATTTTGGCAACAGTTTGACATTATTTTCCTAGAAGATGAAGATTTCTGTTGACAGACATAACGTATACATTATAATATACTTAAAGTATCTTAAAGTTAACCTTAATCTCCTACTCCTTTAGTTAATATTTAAAGTTACTTTAAGAATACTTTAAGTATACTGGTAACAGAAAATTAAAATTAGAGGGGAAGGTGTATTTTTTGTCGTTTGTTCTTGACAAGGAACACGCAGAAAGTATAACTAGGGTCATGCCGAAGACAAAAACGTATGTTAGCGATAATGTCTTGCACGAATTTTACAAAGCTTTAGCTGATGGTGATGAATCGAGACTACGAAGATGTCACATTCCGAGGTCAGATGTCTTCTATGTCCGTGAAAAGATATTTCAAGATACTGGAGTACGCTATACACTAGACCATGTGGAAAGGGCAATGTACGTTGAAGGCTTTCTAGAAGCAAAAGATGTCTACAAGCCAAACACAAAGAGGAAAGAGTATGGCTACTAAGAAAGATTCCAGACTAGAGAGAGCAGGTGTCTCTGGATACAACAAGCCAAAGAGAACACCGAGTCATCCTACCAAGTCACACATAGTTGTGGCGAAAGAAGGTGACAAGATAAAGACAATACGTTTCGGTCAACAGGGTAAAAAAGTTGGTACAGTAAGTGGTACGGCAGGTAAACCAAAGAAGGGTGAGTCACAGCGTATGAAAGCAAAGCGTAAAAGCTTTAAGGCTCGTCACGGAAAAAACATAGCTAAAGGAAAAATGTCTGCAGCATACTGGGCAGATAAAGTCAAATGGTAGGAGAAGACAATGGGAACAGACCATAAAAAATCATCAGGTTCGAAAAAAGGATTAAGTGCTTTTGAAAAAGCCTTTGCTGCAGCAAGAAAGAAAGCAGGAGGTCCGGGTGGAATATTTACTTTTAAAACTAAAAAAGGTTTAGAAAAGTTTACTACAGCCTATAAAGGAGAAAAGATACCTAAAAAAACACAGGAGAAAGAAGCTAAGAGCAGCGGAGTTTCTAAGAACAGAATGATGGACTTTGAACCTTTAGGTGAGTCAAAGTTACTTGGTATAGGAGCAAAAAAATTAATAGGTGATAGAGATAAAGCTAATGCAAAGGGAACTATCTCTCTCACGATAATAGGTGTAGGAGAAAAGGAGTTACCAAAAAAAGTAGAGCCAAAACCTGCAATAAGAGCGCACGTAGATGCCATTAAAAACCAGAGAGAACGAAGAGCGTGGGAAGAAAAGTATGGTGCGAACTACAATAACGATGGCACACTAAAGAAAACAAAGAAAGCATCTCCGGGGTCTAAGGTAAGAAAAGAGTCTCGTGATAAAGCAAAGGGCATGAACGTGGGTGGACTAACACAGTCCTCTATGATGAATGGCTTGAGTAGAAAGATAAACCCTGCCACTGGACTAACTATGAAGAAGGGCGGCATGATAGACTACCGTAAGAAGGGAATGTTCTACGGTGGGGGAATGGCACGAAGAGGTAGATAGTGGCAAGTGTCCTCAGCACCTCTCGGCTTAAAAATGTAAAGACTGACCTTACTACAACGGATGTAACAACAGTCTATACCTGCCCTCCTCTCACAGTGTCTGTGATACAGTCTATGTTAGTATCAGAGGACAGTGGTAACGCTGACGCAATAACAGTAACGATTACAAACGGTAGTGATGTGTTCAGTGTGTATAAAGATAAAGCAATAAGTTCCAAGGGAACAGTAGAGTTATTCACTAGAGATTTGATACTAACCTCAAGTGATATTATAAAAGTAACAGCAGCTACAGCCAATAGATTACACGTCATAACATCTATTGTTGAAATACCCAAAACAACTGCAGCTTAATACTTGCTTTTACTTTGTAAATGTGATACAATTAATTTTTAACAAAATGGTTGGCACATGGCATATTTACAAAGTAACATCCCATACTTCAAGGCATGGGTAAGAAGAGAATATACGTGTAACTTTCAACGGTATGAGGGTGAATTTTTACACGCAATGGTAATAGCCGTAACGAGTATGCCGAATAGGTCACTCAGTTTTCAGGTCATCTTTACTGGCTGCGAGTCAGATGATACAGATGAACCGAATGTACACGGTGGAGCAATGTGGGCGAGAATGCCCATCACAGCATTGGTTGGTGACACACCATATGACGAATGGCCGCAAGAGTTACCACCATACGTAGCACAGCCTTGGGATTGTATGTCGCATGACCACTCAGTCTACGTTTTGAACAGAGCTACTCCTGCTCCTTGGATAGCCAAGATAGAGGGAGAGTTCTACCCTGCGAAATACTATTTTACTGTAGACTATACAAACAGTGAGATAGCAGATGACCCGGCTCAACATAAACAAAGTCATGTGTTAGAGTTGATGGATGCAGGAGAGTATACTGGTAACATCGTTGCGTTACCAAACAACAGAGTACGAGTAACACACCCTGCATGGTTTGAGACAGGGGAAGGACCACCTGACTTTATGCCGAACCAGAGGGTGTTCCATTCAAAACAAGAGACTGAGTACGTCTGGGATACTCAGAGAGTCTTTAATAACTTATATGCTAAAGAGGAGTAATTACTATGGCAATGCACAAAGGCAAAATGAAGAAAAAAGGAATGGCTCGTGGTGGAGCTATGAAGAAGAAAGGCATGGCACGAGGTGGCATGATGAAGAAAAAGGGTATGGCTAAAGGTGGAGCTAAAATGCCCATGAGAAAAGACCCTAAGACAGGAAAGATGATTCCTGCATTCGCTATGGACGGTAAGGGTAAAATGGCGAAGGGTGGCATGATGAAGAAGAAAGGCTACGCTAAGGGTGGTGCAGCAATGAAGAAGAAGGGAATGGCTAAAGGTGGTGCTATGACTCTTGCTAAAATTAGAGCTGCTGCTAAAGCCAAAGGTTACAAACTTGTAAAGTCTTAGTCATGGCTGCTAAGAAAAAATCAACCGTAAACAAGGCAGGTAACTACACCAAACCTACCATGCGAAAGAACCTGTTTAACCGAATCAAAGCAGGTTCTAAGGGGGGTAAACCCGGTCAGTGGTCAGCACGTAAAGCACAGCTACTAGCGTCTGAGTACAAGAAAAAGGGTGGTGGTTATCGCTAAAGACCCTAGAGTTGGTACAGGCAAGAAGCCTAAAGGTTCTGGTAGAAGACTCTACACGGACGAGAATCCTAAAGACACGGTGAGTATTAAGTATGCAACCATCCAAGATGCGAAAGACACTATTGCTAAAGTTAAAAGAATTAGCAAACCATACGCAAGGAAAATACAAATCCTCACCGTTCTGGAGCAACGTGCGGCCGTTCAAGGGAAAACTACACAGTCCAGACTCGCCAAGCAAGCAAAAGTTTCGTTAAAAAGAAAACACGATGCCACTAAAAAAGGGAAAAAGTAGAAAGGCTATCTCCTCTAATATCAGTAAACTGAAGAAGGAGGGTAAGCCACAGAAGCAAGCAATAGCTATAGCTTTAAATGTAGCAGGAAAGACAAAAAAGAATGGCACTCAAAAAAAGTCAAAGAAGTCTTAAAGCATGGTCAAAACAAAAATGGAGAACCAAAAGTGGTAAACCCAGTAGCAAAACTGGAGAACGCTATCTTCCAGAAGCTGCAATCAAAGCTCTATCACCCCAAGAGTACGCAGCAACAACTAAAGCTAAAAGAAAAGGCACAAAAAAGGGAAAGCAATTCGTCAAGCAACCCAAGGGTATCGCAAAGAAAACACGTAAATATAGAAAAGTTACATAACATAGGATATTTTGAATATGATAGTTGAGACATGGTTTGCCGTGGCTGTAATGTTAGGAGTACACGCTGATGGTACACAAGATGTATTTATATTTCAACAACCAGAAGAGCATGGACACTTTCATACTGCAACACAGTGCAAAGACTACGTAAAAGATAACACTATTTCTATTGTGAAAGCACTATTAAATGAATATGGACCACGACCAGTACAAAAAGTTCTTTGTGTTCCTGAAGAAAATGTTAAAAGATTTATTGAGGAACAAAACTTGAGGGACTTAAAGTCTTGAAGACTTGTGATATCTGTGGACAAGAATTAAAAGGACAATACTGTGAGTTCTGTTTAAAAACTGGTGATAATGGTGCATGGATAAACAAGGTCATAGAACAGGCTAAAGACCCACGACATGACCAGTCGGCTTTCAAAGATAAGAAGAAAAAGAATGACACCAGAGACACTTGATAGATGGCGAATACTACCAAGACTTATGATGCTCGTTATGACAGGTGTTTACATTCGTTGTATAGAATGGGCTTTGAGTCAGCCAGAGTTGACCACACAACAGGCAGGGCTGATATCCGTGATTACAGGAGCAATGACAGGGAGCTTTGCAATCTGGATGGGAGCAGAGAAATCAGAAACAAAAAGAATGGGGAGGGAAGAACGATGAGAAAATATTTTAAAAGACTATGGTGTGCATTGTGGAATAAGAAGTGCCACGATGATTGTGACTGTGTTTAATAAAGGAGATAAGTATGCCTACACTATCTATGGATGAAAAAGGTAAAGAATCTATTACAGGTCTTAAAGTAATTGATTTAAAAAAGATAGCTAAAAGAGAAGGTATAGATGTTATTGGTTTAAAAAAAGATGCTATTATGAGAAAATTAACTAGACAATTAGGCACTAGATTCTATAAATTAGGGGGTCTTGCTAAAAGACGGAAGAAATAATGCTAGGTACACTACTAAGTTCTGTATCTAGTTTAGCATCTTCTTACCTAGATGGTAAGGTTGCTGTCCAAAAGGCTGAAGCAACCATTCGCATGAAAGAAGCCACAGGTGAGATAGATTGGGACTTAGCTGCTATGAGGGCATCACAGTCCTCGTGGAAAGACGAATGGCTGACCCTACTGTTCAGCATTCCTTTAGTACTGAGCTTCTGTGGTGAATGGGGTAGGGCGATAGTGGCAGACGGATTTACGGCTTTGGCAGGTATGCCACAGTGGTATCAGATTGCGTTAGGAGCTATTGTATCGGCAAGCTTTGCCACACGGTCTGCAGGTAAATTTTTTAACAGGATGAAAAAGAAATGAGACTAGGGTTGCTAATAAATAGTATGATGGCAGTTCTAGTCTTAGCTACATTTATAGCTGTAATATTGTAGGAGAAACAATGGCATTTAAACTATCAAGTAGAAGTCTGGGTAAACTAGAAGGTGTAAACGAGTTATTAGTAGACACAGTAAAACATGCCATCGAAGTGAGCAAAGTGGACTTTGGAGTTATCTATGGTGTCCGTTCTTTGGAAGAACAGGAAAAGCTTTATAACTCAGGACGCTCACAGACTATGCGTAGCAAACACCTTATCCAAGAAGATGGAACATCACATGCTGTCGATTTAATGGCTTACGATGGCAGTAATCCAAGTTGGGACATAGTGATGTATGATGACATAGCTGACGCAATGAAAGCTGCAGCAAAAGAAACTGGAGCTACAATCCGTTGGGGAGCAGCATGGAATATTGATAACATAGCTGATTGGGATAGACCGATGGAGGACGCTATGAATAATTATATAGACGTAAGAAGGAGTCAGGGTAGAAGACCATTTATTGATGGTCCTCATTTTGAATTAAATTAATGGACAAAAAATTAAAATATAAAAGTGAAGGAGAAATGTTGTTTGGTGGTAAAACAAAAAGCACATCTAATAACTTTTTAAATTTTAAAAATTTGTTTACTAGAAAAGGTGACAAGTATAATACATCTTTAGACGTAGATGTATTTAAGCCTTATATAGGTTTAACTTTTACAAGAAAGAAAAAGTAGTGGCACTTACAGAAAAACAACAAAAATTTTTAGATGTACTCTTTGAAGAAGCACGAGGTAATCCTGTAGAAGCAAAGAAGCTTGCAGGATACAGCGAGAATGTTGCAACGTCTTCTATTACAAATGCGTTGAAAGAGCAGATAGCTGACCTCACTAAAAAGTTTATTTCTTCTTCTGCTACAAAAGCTGCCTATTCTATGTTTGAAGTTATGCACAGTCCTACAGACTTGGGTAACAAAGAGAAGATGGTGGCTGCAAAAGATATACTAGACCGTAGTGGATTTACTAAAACAGATAAGGTGGAGGTGACGGCAGCTAGTCCTCTGTTTATCCTGCCACCGAAGAACGATGAGAACGACTAAAGATTGGAAACTTCCTGTACCTGAGGAAACAGAAGATGGGTTTGATTGGCAACCTGTTGTACGAGTAGGACGGACTGTACCCTTTGGATACGAGCAAGACCCAAAAGACAAAGACATTCTTTTACCGATAGTAGAAGAATTAAATTTGTTAGAAAAGGCTAAGAAGTATCTAAAACAGTACAGCTACAGAGATGTATCGAACTGGTTGAGTGAACAGTCTGGACGCTACATATCACATGTAGGTTTGATGAAGAGAGTAAAACTTGAACAAAAGCGTAAGAGAGAAGCTTCAAATCAACGCTACCTTGCCCAAAGGTACAAAGAAGCCCTTGAGAAAGCAGAAAAAATCGAAGCCACAAGATTCGGTGCAAGAGACCAAGGTACACGCACAACCGAAGCCTGAGCCGATAGAAACGGAAGAAGCACAAAAAGTTATCTTTCAACCAAACAAAGGACCACAGACAGAGTTTCTGTCAGCAACAGAACGAGAAGTTTTATACGGTGGTTCAGCAGGAGGTGGCAAGTCTTACGCAATGTTAGCCGACCCTGTGCGATACTTTAACAATCCACACTTTAGAGGGTTGTTAATAAGACGAACAACAGAGGAACTAAGAGAACTTATCTCTTCTCCTTTCCTC